CCCGCGCCCTGATCATGCGAAAGGCACAGGAGACAGAAGATCATGAGAGTGTTTGCGGTTAGGAGCCAGAACGTCGACGGCAAGAACGTCGACAAGGTGATGGTCCGCGACCTGAAGGAAGGCGAGGAGATGCCTGACGGCTGGTCGAAGGACAAGCCAAACGTCGTTAACGGTGAGCTGCAGGTGAAGCAGGCGCCGAAGAAGAAGGCTGCCGCCAAGAAGGGCGCTGCCAAGGGCAAAGGCAAGTAGCCTGGAGGTCAGACCGTGACGATCCCCACGGACTATACGACCCTGCAGACGGCGGTCGAGGCTGACCTGTCACGGTCTGACTTGACGGCCGAGCTGCCCAACTTCATCGAGAAGGGTGAGCGCTTCTTGAACCGTCGCCTTCGGATGAACGAGATGCGTCAGACGGCAACGATCAGTCCGGGGGACAACGACGACACGGTGGCGCTGCCAACCCGCTACCTGGATGTCATCTCGATGAGGTATGACGACGACGACTGGCCCATCACCAAAGTCGCCGTCGAAGAGCTGGACGAGCT